CATGTTTCAACTTCTTCTCAAGAACTGAGAGTGTAGTCACACCACGCGGGTCTGAAGTGATGAAGGAATTATCTATGAACCAACCTGAGAGTAATTTAATACCCTCAACCCGGTGAATACCTAAGAACTGCAACAACTGCGCTTCATCCGATTCAATCCAATTAGGATTAACCTCTTCTGAAACAGACACTGAACCCCTAGCTCGGCCTATGGCCTCGTAGAGATCATCAGTGTCCCAATCACTGTTCACATGAATAACAAAGGCTTTCGCCGTGTTATTCAGTTCGATCCGTGAAGGAAGGTCACTTAAAAGCTTAGACTGTCGAGACACCTGAGGAATCAGGTCATCTTTTAGTCCGAGCCTCTGAAGGATTTCCTCGGATTCACGAACCCGTTGGTTGAACGGCTTCCCAAGGGGATTCCAATTCATACCATACGGGTGAACTGCTCTCGGAACCTCAGAAAGGAGCTTTATTATTCTCCTTTGCCGAGGTCTAAGTAGACCCAAAATATTTGGGCCTACTTGCCTTGCAAGATCGACGAAAGATCGATCGGATATCTCATGCCACTTCGGTTGTGAGTAAATCTTATCTTTAGTGATAAGTCTACCTGCAAACTCAGTGAGGATGGGTGAGTCGATACTCTTTGTCTCAGATATGATACAACCTAAACGATTGTATACATCCCTAAGACGCGGAGCGTCGACCTTGTTGATGACAATGTCATCCCCAAGTATCCGATAGAATCCTTCCGTCACAGAACGCGCGACTGCGTGATGCGTAAGAGCAAATGCCGCAAAACTTGGAAAAACTCCTAGAGGCTGACCAGTTTTCCAACTGATGTCACCAATAGAAGAACCCCAAGTTCCACGACAGATGTCCTTCCACAGTGAGAGGTCATGATGATTAACATCATCCCACCTATCTAGGAGAAGGAAAGTATACTCAGCCGGGAAGGTATCAGTGGCACTTGATAAATCAAATGCGACCAATTCACCTCCTGACTTCATGTACTCTTGGACTTCGATTATGGATTTCTCCTGATCAAAAGTCCCATCCTCGGGAATGTTTCTAAGATTGTTGTACAATAAAG